ATGGGAGAATCCTTATTTAAAGCGGCATCAAAATCTGTATGGGGTCAACCTAGTAAATCCTATTGGGAGGATTTTACTTACGGTAGTCTTGACCTACCTATAGATGATGAGGATGACATAGTAATGGAAGAAATAATTGTTACCGATAACGACATACCCAAAGGCTTCGATTTATTAGCATGTACTAATTGTGGTCACTTTGAATGGTATGGGCCTGATGATATCTATCCAGCATCATGTCCTGAATGCGGTAGTGACAATTACCTTGATGTTAGTGATAAAATAGAAAACCCTACAGATACATGCGTTGGTAGTGATATGGACTTCTCTTTCTTCGCCATGAGTAGAGATAAGATAGGGTTGAGTAAGTATGCACTTGCTTTAGATGACGGAAGGAATGTGAGAAACTTAAGTGAGATTCAGTGTAAGAAATGTAAGAAGTATTACACTGGGGCTTTTATGGATGAGAACACATGGACATGCATTGAGTGCATCAAGAACACAAAGAAGAAAAAGAAAGGAAAGAAAAAGAGTAAAAACCAAATGACTCTAAAACAATTTGGTAAAAACAAAAACAAAAAATGGAGTGATAAAAGATGAATAAAAAATATGGAGAAAGAAGATTACAAGTAAGATGTGATTATGATAAAAACAAAATACACATACAGGGCGTGGGTGCACCTACATTGACTGATGACAACCCGATGTATCGTGAGTATGGTATGGCATTAGAATTACGTGCCCCACCTGAATTAACAGATTGGTTACGTGAGCAAGAACCTACGAATCGTAGCCCTGCTAGTGGTTCAATATATTATATACAGATGGCATTACATCACTATGCTGTGAAAGATAGTTATCAATTTATAATGTTCGGTAGTAACTTGAATCACCCCGAGGGTGCGGTAATGGACATGGAGTTTGAGTCTCCCAATGTTCAAGCACTGATTAAGTTTGTAGAGTCACAAGAACCCTCTAAAAATATGCTTGTTGTGTTTGAGTCCGACATCGAACCTTATTCAAATCCTTGGGAGAGTGATGAATAGTGGTTGAACTAATTGACATACATTTAGAATTTTTAAGTCAGCAAATGGATTTCATTAAATGGATTAGGAAGACACACCCAAGCACTTACAACAGACTAAAGAAAGCACACGAAGGGGCGATGAAGAATGATTGACACAGACAAATACGAAGGACATACAGAAGGTAAATGGATATTGGGCGAATACAAAGGTCGCCCATCTATCTCAGCCGTTGAAGATATAAAAACTCCAACATGGGTGAGAAACATAGCGAGAGGGCTTAACCCAAGCCAAACAGCAGACCACGCACTCTTGTTAGACGCACCACTTCTCTTAGCAGAAGTCGAGAGGTTGCGTGAAGGACTACAAAGTATGCTTGATGATTTAGAAGCGAGGGAAACTAATATGTATATTATGTGGAATCACATTCACTATTTACTCAAAGGAGATGAAGAAGAATGATTGATGATGCACCGCAGATATACAAAGACATGTGTGATTACCTCGCACCTTATGTGGATAAGTTAGATGGAGTACCTATTCCATTTAAGACACTAGAATATCTAAACACTAGGAGAGATGCTTTATCAAATGCTTTTTGTCGTGCAGAAGATACAGCGGGTCAACACCTCACATGGTTGCAATATCATTACTTGATGTCGAGAGAATCATCATTAGTTGACATGGTTGCTTGGGAAACATTGTATAAAGAACTTGGCGATGACTTAGACATCCCCATAGAAGTTTTTGAATGCCTAGAAATATCAATGAGTGCCGACCCCATGAAACCTATAATCACACCATTGGGTCTAAAAGCACCACTACATGATAATAAAACTACACCTACGTATGTGGCGTTAGCACTTAAATTTGCAGAGGAAAAGGATTGGGATATCACAGAAATGTATCCACCCATATTAGGTTTGGAGATGGAGGATGTCAACATAATCAACGATTACTTATACAACATGACGGGTATGGAAATGAATGTATTGAATGAACTAATGAGTAGTGCTAAGGGATTAGAGGTGTGGTTAGCGTGATACAAGATGATAGTCCTCTGTTGGAGTGTGTGAAGATAATAGATGAAGGTGTAGGAGAGCCCATGCTTGAATCACCCGAGTTTGGTATACATATAGTTACGAAAGAATATGAGTGGATACGAGATGACGATATTTGATTATTCAGTATTTAAAGAAACAGTATTAATTAGAATAAAAAGGAGGAATTGGAATGTTATTAGAATGTGAATTTTGTGGTGAAAAAGGAATGGAATTAAAAATAGGTAAACAAGCATATGTTAATCCCGTTACAGGTGAATGGGGGAGTGCTGACTGTATTGAAATGAAGTGTGTACACTGTGGTGTACATGAACCTTGTGAGTCTGATGACCTTGTTGGGTTTATGATGGAGATACTCAATGAAAAAAATTACTCTAAGGCTATGGTGAGGGCATTGAAGATAATATGGGAACATGAGTACTTACAGGATGTAAAAGAATGAATGAGAGAAAAAGGAGGAATAAAAAATGAAGAAAATGAAAAATAAAATAGATTGGACAAAAGAAGAAGAAACATGGTATGATGAAACTAATGGTGGCCTATATAGTAATGAAAAGTTGAGCCAGTATACAATTACTTTCGATAAAGGTGATAAACACACAATTGGTTATAGAAATAAAGGTGGTGACATATACATATATCGTATGAATCCTAGTTATCATCAAGGTAAGAGTAAAGAAACACTACGTATTGATGGCACTATGGACTTTCAATATCATCAACAGGATGGTCATAACAACCTAAATGCCTATACACAGTTTAGAAAGCATATAGGGAAAGATGTAGATATTGTGATTGTTAAGTTTAGAAAGGATAAAATCAAGCCCGATGATTATAAACTTGGTAATTACTATGGTCGTGCTAGAAGAGTTCCATACAATGAATTACTAGAAGTTGTTGTGGAATTAGGTGATGTGTCTCAATATGAAGAGGATGGTGTGGTGACAGTTGACCACAAATTGAAGAATGAAAAAATAACAAAAGTGAATAGAATAGAGGAGATGATAATATGAGTGGAGAATGGAAAGGTTGGAATGATTGGAATGGATATGAGGATGCAGGTATAGTTGAACATGATGTTGACTTCAGCGATGAAGATATAATCATAGACCATGCCATAGGAAGAACAAAGAAAGCGATTGGTAAATGTTGGCCTATGGATGCGGCACTAGCATACACGTTAGTGAAAGCAGGGCCTCATGCAGAACTTACATGGGATGACATGGTAAATGATTACACTAAGTCAGCCACCATCATGATGACTGGTATAGTGGCTAGAGATTGGTTACCCAAACTTAATGTGGAATCATGTGGACATGATGAAATCAATGGTTACATACACAAACTTGTGGCCCCAAAAGTGATAACAGATTCTGATGGTAATAAAAAATTAGCACCTCAATACGGATGGAGTTCTAAAACAATGAGACAATGGTTAGATGACGTAGAGGCATCTGATGAATTAAAGGATAAATACTCTGAGATTAGACTATCAGATAAAGTTTCAATCACTGGTAAAAATTTACTAGAGGATGATTACTTCGCTGAATTACTTGACATCATTAAAAATAACTTTGATTCATTCAAGTGTGTAAGTGATGATAATTGGGTGAAAAATACACATGCAACTAAAGGTGTATGTAAATGGGCAGACGATGGTGATAAACAATGTGTCCACCACGATGCACCCAAAGAAAGATATTGGGCTTTATACAAGAATGATGATGGTGATTTTGAAACCATTTGGGATAAAGATAGATGTGAGGTTGGATGGAATAACAATCAATGGTTTGACTTTGTAGACACTGACAAAGTAAATCGTGATAACATAGTGAGTTGGGATGAAGTCAGAAGAAGTATGTCACATAAAGTACCGAGAGATGAAGTGCTTCAGTTTGTGAGAGCAAGCCTTTCTCGTATGATGAAACGTAAAGATAACATTGTTCTCAAAGAGGGTATTGGTAAATCAGCCGTTCACAAATGGAATGATTGGGCATGGGTAACAGAAATGACAGCCTATGTAAAACTGACTAACAGTAAAAATCGTAAAGAAGGTGACACAGAAAATGGTTGGACTTACACCAAAGTACGTAGCAGAACAAGTCATGGACATGAAATTGCAGACTTTGTGTGGAAGCCCACTAAGGATATTCATGATTACTATGTGAAGTTTAAAGTCACAGATGCGTACTACTATAACTATGACAAAACCGATTTACAATTGTTTTGCTTTTCATCTAAAACAGATGCAGAAAACTTCGCATCAACTATAGGGAAAGCACACTTAGATAACAACGGACATTACAGTAAAAGAATCCACAAGGGTCATGAGAAAATACCTAAAGGTAGATTCTTAATAAAAAGTGTACTTCGTGATATGACTATGAAAGGAGAAGTAGACCCTGATGATTACATGTCTCCACAAGAAGTTATTCAGATGTTTAGAAATGCATCACCTAGTGTGTTAGAAGAACATTTCGATAAGTTCGAAGACCTTCCTAATTATAGGTATGAAACTGTAGAGGTTGAAGAAGAGGTGGTAGCGTGAAGTATAATATTACTTATTTTCCTGAACAAATCATAAGTCAGAAGATATATGATTATCTAATACAGGAAGGAATTGAATTCGAATATGACGAGGTGACAGCATGAGTTGGTGTTGTGAAGGACAATTAGGGAATCATCCATGTGAACTCGATGTCGAAGATGTAGGTCATTGTGATTTAGAACATGCGGTATTACATGTTTACTGTCCTAAATGTCAGCGTCAAGGGACTTGGACTTTGTATGCTGATAAAGAAGAAGCAACTCTTGAAATGGGTGAGGTGAGAACATGATTGACACAGACAAATACGAAGGACACTCAACTGAATACAGTTATGAGATAGTGAGTGTAGATGATGACAAAGAAATGGATGCTACCTATGCACTACTGAATGACGCACCACTCCTACTCGCAGAAGTCAAACGATTGCGTGAAGAGAAAACTTTCCTATGGGAAACTTATCTCAAAGAAAGCGCAGAAGTCAAGCGGTTACAGAAAGAAATCGAAGTGCTATCCAAGTATCGTGATATCGTAGTGAAGTATGATGATGCACTGTTAGCAGATGGTGACACAGACCCAAGATGGAGTGAGTTATATGCCTAAGTTTTGGTGGAATGAATGATTGATATAGAAGAGTACATAGATGTTGATGATGTCACCCCTAATGGGATATGGATTTTAGATAGTGGTCAAACCATTGACCTCCGACATGTTCAATTAGAACTTCCCGATGGGATAGGTAAGGAGTGGGTACAAGCCATCATGACAAACGCTGAAAGTGTTTATGATACTTGTCCTTCATGTGGTAAAAAGGTAGGTGAAGATTCAACAATAATTAACTTAGAAACACATCACTACTTGATAGCGAGATGTTGTGGGTCATGGGTACTAATTAAAAACGAGGAAATAAAACAAGAGGAATGGATATGAATGAAGATGAAATAAAAACAGCAGAACTGAAAGTGTGGGCGATTGAGCATTTTAACCAAATGGCTATGCATGCCATATGGAGACCCGATGGAACTGGGTTACGTTATCGTAAGACAGCGGACAATGCACTAACACTAGAACATAGAGTCGACCACCCTGATTCATTAATACATCACGAAAAGATTGTGAAGTTATATGAATCAGTGAACATAGAAATAGAAGACGATAGCCCTATGGTTACACCTGCGGCACTCTCAGCAGAAGAGGCGTACCGCATGGAGATACAAGAGAGACAAGCGATTGCATCAGCATGGAGTTGTCAGTGTGGGGTTAAGTTATCTGATTTAGAACTAGATGAGGCAGTCCCCACATACTTAGGTAATAGAGAGATTCTATTGGATGATGGAAACACACAAGAGATAGAAGACTGGGCATTCAGATTAGCATGTAATAGTTGTGATGAAATCATTAACATGAATCCCGATGATTATAATTTATTAGCGGGCGATGAATTGTTTATGAGATATAAAACATCAGACAACCAATGGGTGTATGCTATGACAAGACAAGAGATGCTTAAGTATGCAGACAGTGGACGGAAAGGGATACTGGTTGGAAGTAAGTGTCCACTAACACAGGGTAAAGTACCACCTTGGGTATGGGGGACTTATTGTAAAGCGTACATAATATCTGAAGGTGAAGAAGAATGAAGTGCCCGAAGTGTGGTCGTTCTGATTGGTGGTTTTTCAATAAGTGTCAATTGTGTGGCGAAGAAGGAGATGAAGAGTAATGGGTGAAACAGGAGTATGGCGTACATCAAGTATGGAAGGTAATTGGAAAGATGGAAAAGGCGATGTGGCATTACGCATTGTTGAGTTCGCAGATAACATATGGTTAGACCTACGTATAATGAATGTCACAGGTGGTAAAAACCAACACACAAGACATGGTGTGCGTCTCACTATAGAACAAGCAAGAGAGATGCTACCTAGATTACAGGAAGGTATAGTCAAGGCCGAAGATATGCGTGAACGTGGGGAACGGTCAAACTGACTTTCAGTATTTAAAGAAACAGTATTTACTGATTTTGATGAACAGAAAATTAAGATTGGATACTGCTACGCAAAAATACATAGTATATAAAGCAGAATTAAAATGGAGGAATAAAAGATGATGAAGAAAATAATGATAGGAATAGATAGATGGATGATAATAGAACACATAGGCGCTGATACATGGCAGATTGTAGAATCACATAGATGTCATATACAGGGTGAACAAGGAGACATGGTAAAAGATACTAAAGTCGGTTGGGTTGTATTTAGAGATGCTACTTGTAGGATACCTAAGTATAGAGTACCGTCACATGTATTAGTAGAAGACTATAACTTAGGAGAGGAAGAATAATGCCTAGAATGAATAAACATGCTAGACTAAGAAGATGGATTACTGAGGCTTTAGGTAAAGAGATTATGACAACAAGTCAGATACAAAGTAAGATATCTAATAGAACATATGAGACTTGTGGGAGATTGAGTAGAGTAAAACACACACCTAGTACTCAAAGGTTAAGTCAGGTATTGAATGTGAACAAAGAATTTGTTAGAGTGAATAAATATGATTACCCTGCTGAATGGAGAATGAGAGAATGAAACAAGTAAGTGAAATGGAATGGACAGACGGTACAGCCAAGGCATTGAAGAAGTTGGCTAGTGCTATTGAGAAACAAGAGAAAAGTAGACACACACCCGATGAAGATTACTACAGTAATCCTGAACTAATGGTGATGGACATGCTCACTGGTAGTACTGTTATGTTACAGACTGAGCCACACACAGGAGGTAAGACTCATGGTAATGGTTACAGAAGATGTGCTTCGGTGACACAAAGAATACCCGCCAAGATGCAGACCAAGAAGATGATAGGTAGATTACTTAGAATGAGTATACGTAACTTCGTATCATTAGATGCATCAGATGATGAGTATAGTGTTGTTGTTGCTAAAGCAATCAAAGACATAGCGGCTATGTTAGTAGATGAGAGTGAGTGGAGTGTTGAGGAAGATAAGTATGCTGGTGCATTACAATCAGCAATATCTGATTTGATGGAACTGACCACATCAGTAAGAGCAGGTGACTCATTACTAAAAGTTGAGGCTATACCTATGAGTACAGCACACATGGATGTGAGTAAGATAGTGAACAAAATAAAATTAGAGGAGGAAATAAAATGAAGAAATATCTATATGAATATACTAAAGAAGAAACAGAAGACCCCGACTGGGAAAAAAGTCTAGGTAAACTATTCAGATACCAATACGGATGTAATGGATGTGGTGGTAGTTTCGACCCTAACTATGGTGGGGAGATAGAAGAAGAAACAGGTAGACTAAACATGTGTGGTAGTTGTTTAGACAACGGGGTGAAAATAAATGCCTAGAAACCCTAGATATGTATTTGAATGCATGATGCAGTTACCACAATGGTTAGAGGAAGTAACAGGTGCTAAAGAAATACCACTAATAAAAGACACACATCATATAAAATATGTTTACGATGATGATGCTAAGTGGCCTCAATATCTACCATTAGAAGGTTATGAAATGGTCACAAGATTTGTGGAGGTGACAGTATGAACATATTTGTATTAGATGAAAACCCTGTTACTGCGGCTAAGTACATGGATGATGTAAGACTACCTAAGATGTGTGTAGAGTCAGCACAGATGATGGCATCAGCCCTGCGTAGGCATGGTGCTACTGATGAACAGATGCCACTTACCAAAGCAGGTAAGCCATACAAGGGAGGCTACAAGCATCACCCTTGTACAGTATGGGCGGGGGATAGTCGTGTTAACTTTCAGTGGTTGGCTCGCCATGCTCAAGCACTACTAACCGAATACTCAAACCGCTTTGATAAAGTTCATGCTTGTAATGGACCTATCCATATCATGTCTTGTAAAGATTACATCATTCCCGAAGGTGGACTGACGCAGTTCGCATTGGCTATGCCCGATGAATACAGACCCGAACCAATTGACGGTGAAACAGTGTATCATGCTTATCCTAAATTTGCAGTTCAAGCCTACAGGTCTTACTACAAATCTAAGCAACACAGTAAGGGCGGTGTACGATATGTCCGAGCCGATGTTCCTACTTGGTGGGAGGTGACAGCGTGAAAACTAGATATAATTGTTACCAATGTAATGAGCCTTTCAGAACCTCATCTGCTAAGATGACGATGAAAAGACCCACTTGTCCTAAGTGTAGAAGCGTCAAACTACGCTCTACTAATTCTGAAACTAAGTTAGATAGTTTAGAAGATAGAGTCCACTCACTTGAAAATATATCCAATGTAAACTATGAGGCTGTGATGTATGAAGTGAAAGATAAAATCCAAGAAGTATGTAAAGATGTGATAGATGAATACATGAAAGTATTCGATGAAAAGTTAATGAAAATACACGGGAGTGTGGCTATACTCAACACTAGGATTTTAAAATTACAAGAGGAGAATAACCATGAGTGATAAAGCAGATGCATTAGCACGCTCAGTATACGCACACAAAAACAATGATAGAAGTATGGAGTTAGCGAAAGCACTAGGTTTGAATGTATCAGACTATGCCTCCATTAGGATATTACATGAAAAGGTATCATCTAATCCCTCATGGGAGAATCAAAGAAGTCCACATGGATTGATGGTAGACTGTACATATCTAGTGGCTAAGAAGAAAGGTATGAAAGTAAGCGCACAAAAGATTCGTAAACTCACTATGGAATTATTCGATGTTAGCACACAACCTAGACCTAGTGTGTGGCAGAGATATTTCAAGAAAGAGATAGAGGAATGTCTATGAAAAAGAATAGATTACCAAGATTAGAAGTGGGCGATAAAGATTGCTTTAATCGAATACACAAGAGTAAAAAAACCTCTAATTATAGATGGCATGATATTAATAATTATTGGAAAAATAGTCCGTTGTATGAATCATTCATTAACAAATCATTTTATGATGGTGTATGTTGTATGGCTTGTGGTAGTTATCACGACTATGGAAAACTAGGTAAATTTGAAAGAGCGCATATAACATGCTCCTTTTATGGAGGTTCTAACTATGAATCTAATTTACATATCTTATGTAGAAAATGCCATTTAGGAAGTGAAATGTTAGACGGTTGGGTTTATTGGTTATGGTTGGGTTTGAAGTCCCAATTATATGAAAATGGCACTTTGAATTCTTATGAATATGATTATCCCGATGAGGAAACTTGTAAGGCCGATGATGGAAAAATGTCAAAAGAACTATTAATTCCTTACGAGTATGGTAGCGCACATAAAATCAAAGAGTACGCCAAAGATATAGTGTTGTTAAATCAAATAGAGGGGATGCTTTTCAAAGAAGACCACGCTTGTCTTATATTACATAAACCTGAATTATTTAGACTTAAATGTGAATTTAAAAACTTAGAGGAGATTTTAAAAATAGATGAAACTTTACATTTAAACCCTTTATCAGAAAGAGAAGTCATAGAAAAATTTGGAAAAAAAATTGAAGATGTTGGGTGGAGGAAGCACATATGATGTTCAGTAAGATTGCAGATATACATGAGCGTCTAAGACTAGGTGCTGATAGAGCAGAACAACTCTCACGTCTAAAGAATAAAGATGATGCGTTGTTATGCTATGAGTTGTTCTATCCAAGTGATGCACAGATTACACATAGTTCGGTTATATCAAGACTAGCAGAACAATCAGGAATTTATTATGATGTAGTAAAAGATTTACTTCCTGAATCAGTTCCACTATGGATGACACTTGCATCTGAGAGTAGCGCATCAGGTTCAAGAGGTTACAGTGCAAAAGACGTTTTGGACTTTCCTTATAAAGCAGCATCGTTATTAGAAACAGCGCATCGTTTCAATGAGATTGAGGCTAGATTGGTTTGGAGATTTGTTACTAAATCTAAACCTGTCATTAGTAAGAGAACGTTCTTTGGAACTATAGCACGACTCAAGAAGTTACCACCGTATGTAGTAAAGAGTAACATGACTAGAGATACTCTAATCAAAATGTATGATGACCCCGAGGGAGTCAAAGCACTAGAGCACTGGTATCAATTCCCTAATATGTTTCCTGCCCCTATGAGATGGAAGGCTTGGAATAAATTACATCCACCCGAAGAGCACACAGTTGCTATACCAATACCATCTAATGCATTGGTTTATTCCTGTCAAGGTAGTTTAAGGAATCGTAATGGAGATAGAATCAAGAGAGTGGCTAATGATAATGCTTACGTAGAAATGGCAGGTGACGTGGTACTGGACTACGTGAACTATGATAGTCCTCATTTATCGTTTATAGAGAGGACTAAAGAACAGAGTATAATCAAGTTTGATTTGACACAACATGGGGCATGGGATGGTACTTTGAAGTGTCTAAAAGAAGATGATGTAGAATGTATAAGATTTGTTAATCCTAATCAAACATTCAAGCCTGATGGGATAGGAGGTTACGTTATGTATCCACACCGTAATCGAATATTCCTACGTCTAAATAATAAACTGAAAGATAACGGGTGGGAACTTGCCGCACTAGATGGTGTAGATGATTTCTTACCTGTGTGTACTATAATTAAAGAGGATTTGAATATGGAGATAGATGATGAGTCTTGTATTGTAGTAGAAGTAATCGCTATCAGAGTTAACAGTGATGGCGAAGTAATAGAGAAAGAATTTGTGGATATAAGAAACGATTTGGGTATCAGTGATGTTATCCAAATCACAGAACTAATAGAAAGAGGAATGGAAAATGACGAGAATAATAAGACAGAGTGAAGACGACAATGGATTCTTTATCGGATTGGGCTACATTTTAGCATCGATGCGATTCAAAGTTTACATAGTGAAGAAAGCAGACAACACAGCAGGGTTTCAAGTAAGACGGAAAATCTACTGGTCACAGAAAAAGCCAAGGTTACCTATGGTCCCGAAGATAGACTATGTACTATCTATTGCGGCCATGGGGTATCAAGATGAATATATCACTGGTGACCATTTGAATAGAATAGTACAGTTAGTAAAGAAACTGGATAATGAATATAACATAAGAGATTCATTTGTTGACCAAATAGGATTTCATATGCTTTGTTGGACAATTGATAATCCCCATCCACAAAACTATGAAGAGTTTGTAGAGTGGGCTTTAGCATTTGATGATGAAGAAAAAATGATGGTGGAATTCGATGAAAACTGATTCAGTATATAAAGAAACAGTATTACAGATTTTAGAAAAGAGGGAGATAAAATGAATGCAGAAGTACATTGTATAGAGGATATCGCTGGACAATCAGCATTTAAGAAAGATGCTATTGGTTGGAGAGAAGATGGTAAATATCCTAATGCTATTTTATTATATGGCCCCCCGGGAATCGGTAAGACTACAAGTGCCCATGTGATAGCAAGAGAACTACTTGGTGAATTTTATGACCCTATCAATTACATAGTCACAAATGCTAGTGACGACAGAGGTATTGATTTCATACGTAAAGACTTGAAACAGTGGAGTAAAGTTAGAGCCATTGGTGCTGACCGTAGAGTAATCATAATGGATGAGGCCGATGGTCTTACTCCTGCGGCTCAAGATGCGGCTAGACAAATTATAGAAACCAATGCTGACACTACATTGTTTATCCTCACTGCTAATGATGTGAGTAAGATACGCCCTGCTATCAAGAGTAGGTGTGTATGTTATGAGTTCACTAAGATTTCAAATGAAGATGGTGCTAAGAGATTAAAACAGATATGGCCTGAATCGAATTGGGACGATACATTCGTTAAACTAATGAGTCACGTAGGTGGTGATTTACGTAGTGCAATTGCTATTGTTAAGAATCACTCTAATGAGGAATCTTTACTTAAAACATTATCAGATGAAGGTAATGGTAGTAAGACCGCTCTTGCGGCTATCAGTGGTGAGTATGGAGACATGCGTAAACAATTTTATTCTATGCTTGACAGAGGTATGAGTCTTACCTTTGTCATGAAAACATTTCATGAGAACCTAACTGAGTTCTTTGAGATGGATACAGATACAACATGGACAATCATGAGTGTACTAGGTGAAATGATACCTAACATGTATGAATGGCCTATCGGTTCATATTCCTTTATAGATTGCTTTGTTGCAAGACTAAAAAAGGAGGTAGAAAAAAATGATTGAAGAAAAAGATAATGATAAAGAAGAATGGAAAGAACTACCAAGCGGTGTTCTTGAACGACTAGAAAAGTATGCTGAACGTATGAAAAGAGATATGAATACTGTTTATGCAGAGTTTCTAAAGTACATAGAACACCATGGTTGTTACAATTGGAAAGACGAAGAAGAAGACCTACTAGAGGATTGGGCAGAGCAAATGGTTGTTGAGTTTAGAACAGTCAGTGGTTCGAGTATGTCAGGTATGATACCTTTTGTTGGATGTTTTGTAGGAGTCGCTGAAAAAACCCAAGATAGACGTGTAAACTTAGTGAGAAAAGCGAAAAGAGATTTTACTCTCGATGCTAGTAATGCAGTAGATAGTGGGTTTGTAGGACACTATGAAAAATCAGGAGGAAAATGGATTCTTGTCACTAAAAATGGAAAAGAAGATGTGGGTTTGTCTATAGATGAAGTACCCGAACATACATTCCTAGCAGATGGTGAAAGAATATGTTTACTTGCACAAAATGGTAAACCTAAAGCCATGTCCATGTTGGGTCGTTACTACTACTTCTTGGGCGCTCGTGAAGAAGAATTTACCAATGATAACGCCATCCAAATGTGGAGATTAGACATGCAAGGTGAAGATAGAGACGCTGAGGTAATTATTGGTGAACCGTGTACAATCATGGTTAGACCTCCTAATGAAAATGCAGCAGAAGGTTGGAAAGACGTTCTAAACGTATCTATGGGTACTCGTGATAACATAGTTTACAACGATGGATTTGTAAAAGCAGAAATGACGCATTTATTAAACCCATATAGATTATGGTTAGACAAAGAACTACATGGTATGTATACACCACTAGAAGATTTAGTAGAGGCTTACGAAACAGGTAGTAGAAGTTTCACTATCAACGGTGAACAAGGTAAATCAGGACCAATAGTATTCACTAAAGGTACAGTAAACCGCATGAGCACAGAAGGTAGAGACAGTGAATATGATGAAAGAGGTAAAAGTTATTCTCTAAGTTTGACATCCACAGGACTACACAGTTCTTATGGTCAAGGAAATAATAGCGAAGTTATGTGTTGGATTAGCGGTGCTTGTAATGATTTAACAAGTCCTTTTGTCGCTAGACAAGGCGAAGAAATCATACCTTACGCAGAACGCTCTACTGTTTTAGTATGTGGACGTGTGGCTGTTAAGAGAAAAGACGGTAGAGACATTCCTAGTTTGAAAGTCTTAGGTGTTTATGCTCACCCAAGAAGAATCAGGAAAAGAGAAGACGGTGGAGACACAAGTAAGTCTCAATTCGAATGAGGTGATGTGAATGGCTGGATTTGGTAAGACAAAACAAATCGTTGATGATTTAGAAAAAGATGAAGGTATACCTATAGAAGTGGGTAAAGACACCCATGCTCATCATGTTGCTAAATCAGGAGACCCTTTCTCTGATTTAATAAATGAATATCATGTACTTGATAACACACCATTAACACATTTGTTCGTAGGTATAGCAGGACATGAGAACACAGGTAAGACTGCCATTGTTACAGATGCTTTTGTGAATGATAAGAAAGCAGAAGAACTCAATGAAGAACTTTGGATTATAGATTTTGAAGGTGGAGGCGCCGCTAATAAGTCAGCGTTCCATAAAAACAATCCAAGAATTAAAATTTGGGAGCCATCGGTAACACTGAAAGGTGAACCATCGGCGATTGATTATCCCGCTACACATAAGCGTGTAATGAGGTTATTACAATTCGCAGTTGATGTTGCACAAAAACAACGCACGCCTGATTACAAAGGACCTAGAATATGGGGTCTCCATGTAACAGGTGTGGATATATGGGATAATGTATGTGTTAATTGTATGCGTATAGTAGACCTAAATATCGCTAAAGATGGTATTGAAGCGGCGGATTGGAATAAAAAAGTAGGACATCAATGGGATTGGGCTATTAGAAAAACTAGATTCCATAATCTTACAGGACTATGTAGAGCGCTTATTAAAGCAGGTGTCAGAGTATTTTGGGAAACCCACTTAAGACTCACGAACTATTCGTGGGGTAGTAGTGAGGAAGCAAATGCTAAATGGAGACCTGATTGGGAAAAAGCCTCTAACAATTTTATGTATCAAATATTGATATGTAATCGTAAAGATATATATGATGATGAAACAGGAGATGTGGTACGTTCAGAGTACAACGTGACGTTTGAGAAAAGTAAAACTAATGCTAAATTACAAGGGCAGAAGAGAACAATTCTCGTAACTGAAACAGGTAAAGACCCTCAGTGGTTTGGATTACCTGAGTTGTATGATGGAACATTATAATACTCCACCCTCACGGAGAAAAGGTTGACCAAGTAATAGCGGGAAAATGTTTGGTTTAACTCTACAGAGTATAGGTATAGTGGTTTTTTACACGAACCCGCTTCCTTTTCTCTCAGGACAGGTGATAACATGGCTGAAATTAATATAAATAAAAAAGAATTAGTTGACTTCCTTACATCTTTTGGTAAGGATATTGAAGATATGAAGATAGAAGTAGATGCGAACAACACTATTACAGTTGAGATTGCATTCATATCACATTATGTACGTAAGGTATTATCTATTAATGGTAAAGTGATTAAAGCGGGCACTATAGAAATAAGTGACTTACCTAAAGTCATACAATTTATCAAGGCAACTAATAGTGATACCATTAAATTAAAACAAACAGCATCGGGTAAAACACTCTACGTGAGTGCTGATGCATCAAAGTTACAGATACCTTCTAGTAACACAATAGTGAGTTACTCCAAAGTACCTATGATATCTAGGTTAATAGAAAAAGCAGAAGAGTCTAAATGGACTATGTTTCATAAATCTGAACTATCTGTAACAGGCACTATCAATCTTGCAGATTTAGACATAGTGAGTAAGATGCGCACAGTATTAGATTCAAACCCTGTGTTTAAAATTATAGCACACGCAGGTGAGAATGAGTTTAGCATCACGACTGGTAAGAAACATGGAGTAAAGTTATTCACTAGCACAGAATTGAAAGATGCAGATGGGCCTAATGTTTCGATAGAATCTACATTCGGACCTTGGTTGATGGAAACTATGGGTATACTAGATGATGGAGATGCAACGATACATTTCGGGGATTCTACAGTACTGGTTATAAAGCAACATCAAAATATGTTAATCGTTATAGACCAAAGAGCGTGATTGAATGATTATAGATTGGTTTTACGATGATGATGATTTTACTATCCCTAAGTTATATGAGAGAACTCGTGACAAGGATGGAGTGTTACATGAGCGTATCATATCAGAACATGATGATGGGTACATAAGACCTTTCTGTTGGATTCCTGAAAACATACCATCATGGAAAATACAAAGATTGAGTAATCGTTTTCCTAGCGCTAAGATACGTTGGGAGGAGACATCTATAGGATTGGATAAAGAGAAGTTAGTAAAACTAGAAGTTAGTAATCCTACAGACTTATGGGATATTAAAGACGAAATAAAAACTTATGAAGCGGATTTAGTTTACATAGACCAATATTTACTTTCTCGATATCCTAACAAAGTTCCTGACTTCCATCCTCGTATATGGTATTTCGATTTAGAATGGGATGTAGAAGATGGTTTTACTACCGTCATGGCTGTATCAGATACACATAACGAGCACAATGTAGTATTCGCTTGGAAAGAGGACAAAGACCTAATGAGTTCAAAATGGGTAGACAGAGAGGGTGGTTACATGCTACATGAATTTTGTAGTGAGGAGGCCATGCACGAGGCTTTTATCCAACACTTAGATGTGTGTAATCCTGACATACTGGTGGCTCATGCTATCATGTGGGCTGATTTACCACATCTTATAGAACGTTTATCCAACCCTAACAGGTTGTCTCCCATTAACCAAGTCACTAAACCATTCAAAAACAAAAGAGGTTACAAAGACACCGCTCAACCAATTAAAGGTAGGTTGTGTTGGGATTCATCAGCACAGCATAAACATGGTAGTGGTTTCGAAACTATTTGGCAAATGTCAGGACGTGGTCAACTACCTAATCGTAAACTAAATACTATTGCTGAACAATTAGGACTAGGTAGTAAATTGACAGAAGAAATAGAGGGAATGACTGTATACAATGGTTGGAGAGATTATTATGAATCATTTGTAGATTACTGTTTACGTGACACTACTCTGTTAAGAGATATAGATGAGAAATTAAATGCGACATCTTTCTTTATTGCTATGCAGCAACTCTGTGGGGTATCTTTCGGTAGCACACATAAGGTTACTAGATACTTCCGTGGACTGGTAGGTAGAAGAACAGAGATGAAAGCATTGAGTGCTAGGAATGTAAAAAGAGAAGCGCTTACTGCCGCTCATATTCCCGACCCCATTGGTGGTAGACACAAGGGTGTAGCAGTAGTGGATTATGCATCTCTATATCCCAACATCATACTCAGTGATAATCTATGTCATACTACTAAAAGAGATAGCGGGGGAGAAGGGATTAAAACACTCGGTAATGGTACACATTGGTGTCAAAAAGAAAAAGGACTTCTACCTAAGATTGTAGAGGAAATGCTGTCGTTACGTAAAGAGTATAAACTAAAAATGAAAGAGGCTGAAAATGCAGACATAAAACTCAGTTACGATATGTTACAATCGGCAACTAAAGTGGCTGTGAATGCTATCTACGGTATGACAGGAATGAAATCTTTAGTGGGAATGTGGATAGACTTAGATATAGCGTCCGCTATTACTTATCGTGGTAGAGAAGCGATTAGACATCTACTGACAGAAAGTGAATCACAGGGATATCAATCGCTATACGGACACACGGACTCAGCATTCATCAAAGTACCCTTCGATGAGGCACTATCTTTGGCAGAACATCTTACTAAGACTGCTCGTGATAAACTAAAATTATCCGCTATGGATGTAGAACTAGAAGCGTACTTTGATTATTGGACTACAGCCCCTATCAAGAACAGATATTTCGGAATTAAGGTGTGGCCTGAATCAGATGCTGGTACTTTGAAAGTTGCAGGATATGAAATGAAAGCATCTACTTCTGCTAAAATCACTAAAAGGTTACAGAGCACTGCCATGCATCTAGTGGGGACTGGTAAAGACGAAGAAGAAGTTACTAGTCAATTACGTGAGATGGCTACTCCTGTTAGAGATGGATTAGCAGACATTAATGATGTAGTGTGTTCTACACGCATATCCATGCCTTTCAAGGATTACACATCACCTACCGCAGGTGTAAAGGCGGCTTTATATTATAATCAACAAATTGCTAAACATGAGAGTGATATGTGGAAGCAAGGAGATAGCGTCTCTTGGGTCTATGTGAAAGGAGTTAAGACAAATAAAGTAGACTATGTGAAGATAGGAGATAAACAAGAGAAAATTAGATTCGTGGCGTTTAGAGAAAAGGAAGAACTAGACGAGTTCGTTATTGACTGGGGTAAGATAACAGACACCTTAGTCAAGAAAAAATTAATGCGTATTTATGAGAGCGTGGGTTGGGATGTGAATCCTGCCGCAGGTGCTATAGTGCCTAAATCATATTTTGAGGAGGAAATAAAATGACAAAGAAAAAGAAGAAAACAAGACAAACAACGTTAGACGAATTTGGTTTTGAATTTACAGAGCCAAAGGGGAAGAGCAAACAAAAAACATTGAAAGACTACGGGTTAGTTATAGAAGGAGAGGAAGAGTAATGGGTAAAAATTTAAACGCCGTTATCTGTAAAGAGTGCGAAGAAAACTTATGCTACTATGGTGCTAAGATTTGTACACCCTGTTTAGACGAATTACTTTTCATGTACACAGGGATTAAGGTGAAACCATGAGTAGAATAGAAGATGAAGTATGTGAGAAAATCAAAGCACGCTCTGACGTAGGTAAGCAGAAGTATGGAGTTACTATGGAAGATGAAGAACTTTCACGTCTAGCGTGGCTTATACATGCACAAGAAGAGGCGATGGACTTAGCGGTGTACCTACAGAAGTTGATTGAGATGGAGGAAGGTGGATGAGATTCAATCCTAATGATGAGAGAGAAAGCGTATACCCAAACGAAGAAATGAAGGAGTCTTACGAGAAGAGTTGTTATAATTGGCAACCCACTATGGAAGATAAAATATTACGTGTAACTAAATCATCTTTAGGTACTTTTGAATTCTGCCCATTACAATATTATCATCAAAACGTTTTAGGTATACGTGGTGAACAAAAAGACTATCACATACGGGGTAGTAATATCCACGATGCTATAGAATGGTATTGGAAGGAAAGTAGAGATTATATGGATGGTGCTTTAAAATTATTAGAAAAAGGTGACAAAGAATCTGCTAGAATGCGGTTGAGAAAAGCCATACCTGAACCACCCGAACCTTATGTGTACGGGGAGAAAGCACAGATATTGAAGTATACAGACTGGATGTTTGAAAGATTATTAAACATAGATGAAAACATTATAGAAGATTGGTATCCAATTGGTAATGAAGCAGAAATTCATGCCACTAGAACTGTCACGGCAAGTGATGGTACAGTTGTCCCTATACACATGAAAGGTTTCATAGATAGAATGTTCAGAGATGATGATGGTAAAGGAGTTGTACTGATGGAATTAAAATCAGGTAAGTACACTAAATATAAACCTAAAGCCATGAGAACTGAAATGCAATTCTATAGAATGATGTTAGAACACAGTTCCTACCTAGAGTATACACCCGTGGTCGCTTGGGCATGGGCGTATCCCGGGGGAGGTATTAACGGTGGAGATGGGCCTAAATTTTTCTACGAAAGCGTCCATGGTAGAGGACCAACACTAGCGCCCAAAAGAGTTGAAAAGAATTTAGTGAAATTAGTAGATGCTCATTTAAAAAATGAATGGGACACTAAGCATAATAAATCTTGTAGTGATTTTTGTAATCATGAAAAAATTTGTTTACCTTATTGTGATTTTGTAGATGTATGTCCTGCTTGGACAGGAGAATGTTACGCTCCTGATTACACAATTTTTAAGGGGGGAGAAAATGACACCTAGTGGTTTAAACACAGTGAGAGTACTATTCAATGCCGCTATTAAATTAATTTATCCTAATTTAAGAGTGGAAATAGATACAGCGTTAATTGAAAAAGACATAATGTATACTCCTTTTAGAAAAAGAACACATGGTGAATTTGATAATTTACTGGGGGAGCGTTCTTCGGGATTACCATTTATACAAATTGTAATACACCCTAGAATGTTAAAACTACAAAGGGTGGAACAGACTCTTAAAGAAGTAGTTAAAAAATTACATGACTATGTGGAGTGGAATTGATGGGTTTCATACAATTAGATTTTCCTAGAGAGGTATTAGAAATAGGCTCTAATGGTCAACAAGGCGGAAGGTATTGTGTTAAAAATTGGAATGAATTAGAAAGATACTGGAAAGGTAAAAACGGTTGCGGTAACGTATACTTCACGGCATATGGATATCGTGCCACAAAGCCACCAAGAAATCATAGAGTAGATTATGACACACCCATCATTCGTCATTTTGTCATGGATTTTGATTGTAAAGACTTTAAGAGAAAGGCCATAGATGTTGATTTTAATTTTATGCATGAACAAGTTAAAAGATTACATAAGTATTTTTTAGACAACGAAGTGAGACACTTCATATGGTTTAGTGGTGGAGGTTTTCATTTTTGGATGCCGCTAAGTAAAACACACACCCCTAGTGATGGTTTTACCATAGCACGTATTAAAGAGGGAGGGAGGAAGTTGATATCTAAACTACATAAAGAATTAGATTTATCTTGTAACGACCCGACTGTTGCTTTCGATACATCGGGTATGATACGTATACCCAATTCATACAACAGTAAGCGTGGTTGTTGGAGTATACCCTTAACATCAAATGAGGTGTTAAATTTAACACATGATGGTTTTATGGAATTAGCACAAGGACCTAGAACAGGATATATTGAACACAAAGGGGGCGATATTAAAATTACAGTTCCCGATAGAAAAAACCCATTTAACCGTAAAATAGCAAAAGTAGAATCTTTACCCGATATAACATTAGACGACATCATTGTTTTACCATGTTTAGCACAAGCGGCTCTAGGTGAAGGTAATCCAACTCATAAAGCAAGATTTCATTTAGCATCTTATTTAGCGGCTAGATTTAGATGGTTTTTTCCTCCCGAAGCGGTGTCTAATGAAGATAAAGAAAAACATGTGGAACGTATAATAGATATTATCGAACAACAAGGTTGGGTAGATTACAAAGAACATGTCACTAGAACACAAGTAGAGAACATAGTTTTCGGTGGTTCTAAAAATAATGGATACACAGCGGCTACCTGCGCCACGTTAGAGTACGATGGTCTTTGCATAGGAAGATGTCAGTATTTTGATAATAGTATAAAGGTTGATTAAAATGAACATAAAAAAGAATTTAAAATTAAGAAAAAGGATAGCAAGAGTTTTCATTGAAAATAATTTAGAAATATTATCAACTAGAGAAATTAGAGATAAACTAACTGACCAAATCACTGTAACGGGTAAAAGATATTCTGTTCAACCACCCATTACCCAACTCAGTAATGTTTTAAGATTTTATAATGAATTCGAAATGTTAACTGGGGGTAGAGATGGTAATAGACACGAAATCGCTACATGGAAATTAACAGATGAAGGTAGGAGTTTAGTATGAGAAAACCCGACCTTATCATAGATAGCAACGAAAGAGGCTCTTTGTATGAATCTGTAAAAAAGAAAGCATCCAAAGTAGGATTAAACATTAATCATCAACCTTTAGTTGTCGGGGATTATCTACTAGGTGCTGCTTGTGTGGAAGCAAAATCAGTAACAGACCTCATACAATCAGCGTACAGTGGACATCTATGGAGACAACTAGAAAATTTAGATGCGAACTATCAAAGATTTTTTGTTGTCGTACACGGTTCAATAGCACAACATATTAAATTAATAAAACAAAGAACAGGTAAGACATTACCTGTATCTAAAATACATAGTAACTTCTTAGGTATATTAGCAAGAATCATGTCCGACTTTGAATGCCAAGTATTCTATACCCCACAACTTAGTGAGGCGGCAACATTCATAGTCAAACTACACGATAAATTACACAAACCAGCATCGAGACACGGTGCTTTGACTATTAGGAGAGTATCTACTAATGATGTAAGATTAGATGTATTACTATCAATACCGGGGATAGGGCGTGAATTAGCAGAGAGATTATTAGAAACATGCGGTAGTTTAGAAGAAATGATGTATCCTGAATCATTAAAGAAAGTCAAAGGGTTGGGAGACAAAAGAAGACAATTAATCATAGAGGTTCTAACTAAAGAAGAGCCTGTGCATATTCAAAGAAGGGTAAAAAGGTAGTATATAAAGCAGCATCAATTCATATAATGGTTTGTTAAGTTTGTTAATTGTAGTGTTTTAACTATATGTTTATATATTGACCACTACTGGGGTCAAATTATGAGAGTAGCAGAAGATTATTCAGCGGTAATGAAGTATCCTTTTCTGAAAGGGTATGTAGAGAGATTTGGGAAAGTGAGTATAGACAATGATATACCAGCGTTGTTATCTTTCTTTTTCATACAAGGACAAATAGCGGCACCTTATGTTAGGATACCTTGGGATGCAAGTCATCTTGACCCTAGAGTACATGTGTTTTGGATTCAACCATCTAGGACAGGTAAGTCGATAGCATGGGAATTTGTTGGAGATGTATTGAAAGATTGTGGTATGAAGTATGATATGTATACTACAGGTTCTGATGCAGGACTTGTAGGTGGTGTCACTAGCGAAGTACAAGTCAATGACCAAGGAAAGAAAGAACAAGTATCTGTTGAAACAGAAGGTATGTTGGGTGGACAGAAAGCATTGAACTTTGATGAAGGTTCAATTATTCTAAACCCCGGTAAACACAGTCAAGAAACTGTATTGTATTTACAATCAGCGTGTAACCCCATTGGTAGTAACAGTAACATCTTAGTGAAGCATCTAAGTGGTAGAAGGATAGAAACCGAGTCACTTGTGTCTTTGTGGATTACAACATATCCACCAGCAGGTGTTAAAGAATATGTATTAACAAAGGGTATTTTCCAACGTGTTTTACTATATTGGTCCGATTGGGATATGGATAGACGTATGAACGTAAGTATGAGACGTATGGAAAAAGCATTTACTAAAGATGATGGTAACAAAATTTCATACGAACAAATCACAGGATATTTTATAGATTTAGAAAAGCGTTTACGCAATCGTATTCTTGATTTAAGTGAGACATCATTTGTTGAATGGGACCAAATGCCTCGTGAAGAGCAGGAAGATGTTGTTCAATCTGTCATGCATGAAATGTTTACAGTAGATGATTCATTTAGGGCAGCAGTGTATGATGTGGTAGAGGATTTCTATTCATTACTAGATGAATTAAATTTCGCTATTGCTAATGTCGTATCATCGTTCTTACCAGCCATGGAGAATTATTCAGTTATATTAGCAACACACTTGGCTATGATGGATGAGACTTGGACTGTAACAGGTGAACACTTAGATATGGCTAAAGATATAATATACGATTTATTTAAGAATCTAATTTTATGGTTAGAAGGAGAAGTAGAAGTTGGTGCTAAAACTGCTGAAAAAGCAAATAACAAGAAGTTATGGATGGAATCATATAACTCAGTATCACCAGTTGAACTTGATAAAAGAGGAGAAGGTTGGTGTAAAAAATCATCTATGATTAAACATTATATGAAAGTTCAACATGTAACTCGTCCTACTGCCTTCAACAGATTTAATAAATGGGCCGCTCACCTATTTGATACAGCGAAAGATGGAACAGTAGTTTATCTGAGATTAAAGGAGGACGTATAATGAGTGACGTAATGGCATTGGATATAGAAACAGGTAACTACTCTTGGGAGATAGGAGGTTGGGATAAACACAGCCTCTTTGAACCCACAGTGGTTGCTACATGGGATGGTACAGATGCACATGTGTTCTCTAAGGAAGACATAGATATGGATGGCGCAACAGTCCATCCTTTACATCCAAGAGATTTAGGTGAACACTTAGAGAAACACTTAGAGTCAGGTGGTGTCATACTAGGGCATAACATTCGTAGTTTTGATTTACCCGTCTTAAACGCAGCATTAGATTGTAAAGCGGCAGGAGACCTGATGAGTAAGTCTGAAAATATAATCGATACTAAGTTGCTAGTTAATAAAGCAGCATTATCTTTTGGAGACGTGGCGACAAGTTTAGAGTATTTATGTCGTACAACTTTAGATGTAGGTAAGTCGATGACTAGTAGTGATGCACCTAAAGCATGGAGAGAAGGTAAATATAATGAAGTAGCAGATTACTGCTTGAAAGATTCAAAATTAACATATGATTTGTATATGTATGGAAAAGAAAATGGGATAGTTAAATCTCGTAAAATGGATACGGGAGAAGTAATAGAAATAATGGTGGAATGGTAAAATGGAAGAAAAGATACACAACGCACAAAGAATGAATATAGAAGCGATTAGGCGTATAGTCGATACTGTAAAGACGACACTAGGGCCTATGGGAATGGACAAAATGATGGTAGACGGCGGTGGTAACGTAATAGTTACCAACGATGGTGCTACTATTCTTAGAGAACTAGATAGCGCACATCCTGCGGCTAAAATGATAGTAGAAGTTTCTAAGATGCAAGAGATGAATTGTCACGATGGTACTACTAGTACAGTAGTATTGGCGGGTAAATTACTATCTAATGCTGAGAATCTATTCAGTAAAGGGTTACATCCTAATGTAATAAACAAGGGTTACACTCACGCTGCTGAATTGGCTGTTAAAATTTTAGAAGAAAAGTATGGTATAAAATGTGATGAAGAAAAGTTATCAGCGATAGCGAGAACCGCTATTACAGGTAAAACACTAGAAAGTTCAGAAGAACAAGTAGCACAACTATGTGTAGATACTATACAACAGGTGGGTAACGTAAGAGATGTTAGAGTCATAGCGGCACCCGGAGGAGCACTAAGCGACTCTTATCTGTTCAACGGTGTAGTAGTTAACAGAGATTTTGTAGAAGCAGATGATATAGAATCACTAGGTGGTAGCACTATATTGTTACTCAATGGTGGTTTAGAAGAGCAAAAAGAAAACACCAACATGCAAGTACAAGTTGATGCTGCTTCATATAAAACTCTTAAAAACGCAGATAGAGAACATATGTTAGATAGAGCAAAAATGATTGTAAAATCAGGCACTAACTTGGTTATTGTACGAGATGGAGTACATGATACAGTAGTTTCTTATCTACGTAAGAATGGAATATTAGTAATCCGTAGAGTTCAAGAAAGTATCATGAGGGCTTTGAGTAAAGAGTTATCATCAGAAATCTATAGTGTACCTGAAGATAACATGGACTGTGTGTCCGCTTTTGTACAAAGAAAAAGATTCAATGACGTTCCTTACATATTTGTAACTTGTACTAAAGAAGAAGCAACTTTAATTTTATTCGGCGCTACACAATCAACACTTGATGAAGTACAACGTGGATTTGATGATGCACTAGGTGTGGTTTCTCTTGTTCAAAATGGAGATAACATATGCTATGGAGGTGGAGTTACTTACCTCTCCTTAGCAGGTGAGTTGAGAAATCAAGCATCATCTATAGGCGGTAGAGCACAAATGGCTATAGAAGCATTCGCAGAATCACTAGAGGCTATACCCGCTACTATAGCAGAAAACGCAGGACATGATGCTTTGGATACAGTGTTGGCTATGAGACATGCTAACAAAGAAGATAATTGTTATGGACCAAATGTTAACGCAGGTGGTATTGTATCAATGAAAGAGTTGAATGTCTACGAACCTATGAGTTTAATCAAACATGCTATCCAAGGTGCAACAGAAGTTACATCCGCTATCTTACGTATCGATGATGTCATTGGTCGTAGGCCGGTGGAGTAATGGGTAGATTACTAGATAGATTGAAAGTAACTTGTAGACAGTGTTTACACGAACACATACCTAGAAGAATACGTGGTAGGTTTTTGGACGGTGAAAAAGAGAGAGTAAATCTATGGGTTTGTAAAGAATGTGGATATATTTGGATTGACTCTGCTTTTAAGAAAAAACCGCCAACGCAAAGGTAGGGGTAGAAGGGGTATGTTTGGGTAAAACTGCACTTTTGTTTTTTCAAGTTCCTCTAATGTCAAACTCTACAGATGGAGCAGTAGAACTCCCCCCTGAATTACTACCTTCATATTCAACCTCTATTCTATAAGCACTCCTAGCCACAGTACCTATCTCTACAGTGCCATTTGTATAATTAGCAGAACTACCCGTTGTGTTAGTTAAAGTTGCGCTCGGACCTGTATTCTGAGATAAAGTCCAACTATGTGTGGTAGCGGCCCCACCGCTACCTGTATTGCTGAAAGCCTTCACTGTAAGCGTAGGATTTGTACCACTAGTAATAAAAAAACTATTACCATCGGCTATATTAAAATCAGTACCTGCTGAAAGTGTCCCACCGCTTCCATCGGGAATGTCTATGTCACAATTTAATGTAACTTGAGTAGGATTGTCGTTGATATCTAAAATTCTAAGACCAGCAGGTGCGTCTACAGATGCTGGAACAACAGCATAAGAATTGATTATAATAACACCCATATCAATCATGTCCTATATCCATAAAGTGTAACCTTCAATCCTTTACCAGCGGCAGTAGAACCTACTTGGTCTATATTAAATTTAATTTCAGCGTCATCCGCTAAAGAAGCATCACTGATTACTGCCGCAGATGCCGCAGAAGTTGAAGTTTTTTCACTCGCATCTATTGATAATAAGGTTGATAAAATTGTAGAGCCACCTTCCTCTATATCTACTATAATAGTTGCACCTGTTGGAGCAGTATTAACAGTTGCTTTTACACCAGTTAATGTCATAGCAAAAGGCATATTAAAGAAAGCCTTTCCATCTCCAACAGTTAAATTACTAGTTTCATCGGATAAAGAAATTATGAAAACTTCTTCTGATAATAGTATATCATTACCCGCATCATTTGTAAAATATAATTGATTTGGTGTTGCAGTTTTAGTCCATAATTGACCATAAGCAGCAGTATCAGCATCAGCACTAGCCTGTTCCTTTAAAGTAATAGCACCTTCAACTGTTAACTTTGTTTTAGGTGTAGCAAGACCAATTCCTACTTTATCAGTAGATGCATCTGTTCTAATTAGATTAGTGTCGGTGTCACCCATAATTCTTACATCTATATCTTGGGCATTACCATTAATTTCTAAGAATCCAGTTCCAGCAGGGCTTCCCTCTAAAGTTAAAAAACCTCTTAAAGTTCCTCGATGCGATGCTTGAATAAAAAATCTACCCGCTTCAGTAGTATCTACATTAGCACCCGATGTATCATCTATTTGTGCCATAAGTCTAACATAATTATGAGCAGCACCTGCATCATTTTTACCTAAAAAGTTGAGTTCTCCTAATCCGTCACTAACAGCAGGGCTATCAGAAGTTCTTGTAAATAATATATTAGGGGCTTGTGACGCTCCATCCTCATCAACCTCAACTATTATTGTATCCCCAGTACCAGTGCTAAGTATATGTAAAGGGGCAGTGGGCGCACTAGTTCCAATGCCCACATTACCACCATTCAAAAGTGCCGCATAATTTGTATCTGCTGAACCCACATTAACAGTAAGACCTGTTGCTGTCGAAGTTCCACTAGCCGCCCCAACAACATCAATATCCATACCTATGACAGATGATGTTCCTAAACTAGCCGAGTTAACATCTAAGTTAATTCCAATATCGTTATGTGCGTTTGTTCCTGAACCTGCAACTGTTCTATCAAAATCAACGTGAAGCCCTACTAAATCTTCTGCACCATCCCCCGAAGTATCTGTGTTAACCACCATAGATTTACCATCGAAAGTTAATTTAGATTCAGATGTAACTGTTCCGTCTCCATCATCTGTTAATAACTGATTAGCAGAACCATCTACCCCTACTGGGTGTAAATCCGAAACAACCAATGTTGCGCCCGACCTATCTAATCCAGTAGTAGCAACAGTACCTGCAACCACATCTAAGAAATCAGAAAGTGCTTCTTTTTTAGATGCATTACTATCATCAGAATCTATGAATACTATTGAATCCCCATCTGCTATAACACCTGCGCTTAAAGCATTTAAATTATCTCCACCTATTGTTGGTAAATCAGTACCATCAATCGCAAATGTTTTACCCGATGCTAAATCTATACCACCGTCATCAATATCTAAGATTTCTACCTCATCTATGTATACAGATATCTTACCATGGTTGGCTGTGCCTGATGCGGTTTTAGTTGTAATTTTAATTTCTTCTGCCGTTTTATTAGAAGCACCGTTTAGAACCTCTATGTTCATAGATTCTGTAGCACTTGTGCCCATTGTTAATTTTACATCGGCGTTATTGACATCTTCGAATATATCTAAGTTACCACTGCTAAAAGATAATGATGCACTACCTGAAAAACCACCACTACCGTCTGATAATTGAACATTACCACTCGCACCTGATGATACAGGTGTAGGTGTGGAACTACTAACCATGACTCGCTGCCAGCCTGAACCAATGAAATCTGTTTTAGTGATATCATCTATAGTTTCTGTTATTGTTCTGTTACCTGATGTACCACCAGTGGCTTGTGTTAGTGTAATAGATTGTGCCGCTCCCGCAGCCACGGGTACAGCACTAACAGTAATTTTACCATTGTGACCATTAGCATGTTCTATCGCTGCTTTTAGTTCTACCAATAAAGCGTTTTGAGTAGATTTACTACCACCAGTAGTAGCAATACCCACTGCTATTTTACCTGCGTTACTACCACCAGCGGTAGTAGAACCTATGTCTGAACCCGATACTAATACAGTGTTTGTTGCTACACCCCCTGCGTTAGTATCCGTAACGAAGTAAGTTTTACTAGTTCCGTCTGTGGATATAAGAGTGATTTCATCAGCCTCATCAGTTGTCACATCGGCGTTACCAGTAGTAACAGTCAGAACTGCTTGTGCACCCGACTCTCCGTAAACAAACATACAAGATTCTAGCGGTGAAACAGTATCTTTTACACCAGCACCTGTGAAGTTAGTCACAGTAACATTAGTCAAACCTGACGTTATTATTGTGTTACCAGCAGTGCCACCAGTGGCTTGTGTTAAAGTGAGAGTACCTGAACCATTGTCGGTGACAGTAATTGTACCATTGTGACCATTAGCGTGCTCTATACAAGTTTTTAGAGCAGTAGCAGCAGTGGCAGCATTTGTATTAATAAATTGTCTACTACTCGCTGTTGTACTACTTTTAGCAGTATATGTTTGAGAAGTTCCAGCGGTGTCAATTATAACAATAGTTTCGTCTACCGTACATGCGCCTGTAAAAGATATAGTAGCGGTTGCACCTACATCATCAAATTCTATACTGTTACTAGCACTCACGTTGCTTACAAATACAGAATGACCGGGTGGGAAATTACCACTAGGGTCTAAGTCTATGGTTGTAGATGGAGTAAGCACAAACACCTGTGCCTCATCAAAAGTAAATGTCATATCAGCATCTGCTGTAGTTGTTTTAATACCTGTGGGTCCGATTAAATGTGTGTGTCTAGTTGATTGACTATCTTTGGCGCTAAAGTACAAATGTGCGTCTCCATCAGCGTTGTAAGATTGCCAAAGAACACCACTTTCAGTAGTAGTTGAGCCGTGCTCACCTGAGCCGTGTATTTGTAATAAAGTCGTGTGGTCTGTTATACCGACTTCTGAGCCAGCGCTACCGCTTTCCACAGGTGTAAAATAAACAGGAGATGGTCTGACAAATACACGTTTATCATTTACTTCAGTTATAGCCGAGATGTTTAAATTACCAGTGGTGCTTGCTGCTGTTCTAACTGCTCTTACTGTTGCTAAAACCAATGTTTGTTTATTAGAAGCGCTAGACACTGTAGCCATTGTTAAATATTCAGCACTGTCCCCTGTTATAGATGGATAAGCACCAGTAGCGGTGTCTATGACAGCAGTTTGTGTATATTTTAGCCCTTCGGAGGTTGCTAATATAATAAAAAGAGTTTCCTTACCACTAGCGGATAAAGCGGTAACATTAGTATTTTCTAATATGTCACTATCGCTTGTGGCAAATGTGAGTGTTGTTTCACTACCGCCACCGAAATCGTATAACACACCATCTAATATGGCTTCAAAAGGTTTTACAATAACTTGATTATTAGCACTTCCTGCCCTCACAGCCCCTCCTAGTTCGGTAGGGTCATTTCTATGAGTGTTACCATAAGATGTATCATTAGATAATAAAATACCGTTACCATGAACACCCTCATAGAGATTAGTTAATGATGGAGACAATATGTGGTCTCCGTCTCTTAGTCCGTCATTCGTTCCCGCTGTATGCCCCGATAGTGGATTTTGTGCCATTCTTTCACCTTACCTCAATTAATACCTGTATTCTCAATTCGTTTCTTGATGTTTTTATTATAGGCTTCACTGTGTGCCTTGCGACTGGGGTGAACGAAGAAGTACCCCTATATTGAATAAACACTTCTTTTATACTTTCAGTAAATTCAAAATCTTTTGGAATAAATGCTTCTACTAGTAAAGTGGTGTCATCTATCACCTTCACAGTGGGAGCCACTGTCAAAGCGGGTTTACCAGCAGCCCCATCTGAATTAGTAGAAGGTGTGCCATCAAAACCTATAGTAAGTTCGTTAATATTAGACGCTATAGTATCTAGTAGTAATCTTCTCATTCTGTCTGCTACAGGCATTATTCGTCACCTCCGTATATGGCGGCTAGTGATTTACTACCCTTGATGGTTTCGGACGATGATGAGCCACCAATCAATCCTCTACCGCCTGATTTACCAATAATAAACCCATCACCAGCCACACCATGATTATATTTAATTACGAACAATTTACTTACTAATTTAATATCACCGAATAAAGATGTGCTGTCTTCTACCACTTGTTGTATTACATCAGGCTTACCTTCTGTAACCGATATACCTTGTACTAATCCTTGTAGTATACCCTCTACACCTGTATCTACTTGTAAGAATACTAAATTTGTAGAATTATTAGATAGATTATGTGATACTTCTGTTAGTATTCTAGGTAAACCTTCGTAAGTGATAATTTGACCGGGTCTTAAATCCCAAGCATTAGGATGACCATCACTATACATACTACCCTCTAATATATTATTAGCCTTCAATATAGTTCTAGCAATTCTTCTAGCAGCATCATTAGATTTAACACTCGCATCAGTGATAACAGATGGCTCTTCTTGTATGTCGCCGCCCCTACCACTTTGTCTTTCACCATCACTCATTATAATATAAGATACATTGTTCAAAGCAATTGGTATACCTTGAACTGCGATTTTATTAGGGGTGTTAGCGATAGGATTTACACCCTTACCACCAGTTCTGACAGCGGAGTCAATCATTCTACCCGCCTCTGTGAAATTAAAAGGAACATAAAGTAAATTACCAAATCTATCGAAGTAAGCAATACAATTATCATACCTACCTAAGAATTTAAAAGCAGTTAAAAGATTGATATCGTGAAAATCATGTGATACAAATTTTGTAGAAAACTTTCTTCTTTCAGTATTTGCGTTTGTGGGATTACGAGATAAACCTAAGTTAACAGAAGTAAACTCATCGACAACATCTTTTGCTAATCTCATAGCCAAATCAGATGTTCTAAGACCGACATTAACAGGTTGTGCAAAATGACCACTAGTACCGATAAAACCAATCTCTTCTATGGTTTTACCTTTTAAATTTTTAAGAGTCATGATTGTACCATCCGTAGATGTTTGTATATCACTTAAAAATAATCTTTGTGAAGGAGCCACACTATTGTAAATTAAAGGTGGTTTATCTTTTGCGCTACTACTAGACAATTGTGAACTCATATAGAACACGGGGCTAGTAGAATCATGACCAGCAACATCGGGCTCTAATATTTTAACACTATCTTGTCTACCTTGTATTTGATACGCTTTTTCTGTCGCTATAGCGTATGTAGATGTTTTTCTTTGTCGCACAGTCAATTTGTGTTTGTCACTATTTTGTGGATTTATTTCTGCTAAATGAACAGCGTTATCAACAAATTTAGGTTTTCTCACATGTGTCATAATTTGTGTATCCCTACTAGTATTACCTAGTATATGTGAAGTGCTTATCAATGGCATTATGCATCACCCGAGTGGTCTGAAGTATTGAAAGTTACATCTTCTTTGTGGCCTTTAGAATGTAATGATTGTGTAAAGCGTGCTTTAACATTATAATCTTTCTTACTACCATCGCTTCTTGACGAGTCTCCTCTGAATTTTTGTAGTGTATTTTCGCTAATTACTAATCTAGTTACTGTGCCTTTGAGACTTGTTTTATCAAAACCAGTGGCCTCTGTGCCCGGTAGTTTAGGTCCTTTGGAAGCGGGAGATTGTACACTAGATGATGTTTTAACATAATACACTGGTTGATAAGGAGCATTTGATGCAGGTAAATCACTTCCCGAAAACTTAGTAGAACTGGCACTAGGTGTTGAATAATTAAACAATCCGTATTTACCACCTGATGTCGCTGAAAAATAATTACTATCGGATTGAGGACTGTTTGAATGTAACGCTAAATTAGACCTAAAGACTTCAACGTGTTTATTGTCTAATAATCTCGTTGGTCTTAATAAAAATTGTATACTCTTATCTGTATAATTATATCTACTAATAACAGTTCCTGAATTATATACCTGATATGGATTACTAGTCTTCTCGCTAGATGAGGCCCAACTTGAAAGACCCCATCCAGTATCGTCAAATGGATTAGCAAAACTACTAGATTCTAATATGTAATTACCGCCTAAAGCGTGTATGTTACTCGTATGGCTAAATCTCATCACAGCACCTTGGGGTTGACCTGCGAATGTCAACGCTGTTAAATCGTAATCACCCAGTGTTTGTGAGGCCGCTTGCATACCACCGTGTAATATTACTCTCTGTCCTATGTTACGGTCTGTGTGTAAACTATGCGCTTCTGTATTTACTACAATCATGTCAGAGGAACTACCTCCGTTAAAAGATTCTAAGTTTTCAGCATCAATACCTATACGTGGGCTGCTTCTTGATATTGCTTCTTTATGTACAGATGTACCAGCGAAAGACTCTACCTTCTCACTAGCAACAGCATCAGGTTTTAGTAAACCATCTTCTTCTATATCTAATCTAGCACTTATACCTCTTTTAATTTCATCACTTGCTAAAACATCATTACGTGGTCTGATGTAACCTGTACCGAATGTTGGCTCTGAAGTATCATGAGACAATACTATTCCCGAACCTTGGTACACAGTGCTAATGTCCGCTAAGACATCTTCATTGAATTCTGTTGGATATCTAACACCACGGCCTCCACCCATATCTCCAACACGTAGAGCATTAGTAGGGGCAAAAACATCCACAAGTTCGTTAGAATTATTAGAATTAATATCATTTAATCTACCACCGAATCTAGGAATCGTGCTAGTTCTTGAACTTAGAATATTACCACTAGTATCTGCTATACCTTTTAGATTAAAGATAGGTTTACCATTATTCCAAATTCTAGCATGCGGCGTTCTATTGTTAGTCCTGTCATACTCGTAAGCATCACCAGCGTCCCAAGCGGGTCTAATTCCGAATCCACGTACAGGCATTCTTCTTACATCTTCACCACGAGTATTACCCCACCAATCGATTAGATAGTAACCTAGTGCATTTTCAAATGATGATATACCAAGCGCCTCACCATCTCCCCACCAATCACGGGGCACACCTATTCCACCTGTGAAATTGGCTTCTGATACAGTTGCTAAGTTTTCTGTTATATCGGTGTTACCAGCGGGTCCTGCTACTGCTTGAGTTAAAGTGACTACTCCGTTTGTTACTGTACCGACTGTGATTTTACCGTTATGACCATTAGCGTGTTCTATCGCTGCTTTGAGTAATACAACGAATTGGTGTTGTGTAGTTCCACCACTTAAGTCAAACCCAACTGCTATTCCTGTAGCATTAGTACTTAGAGTTGCTGTAATTGAACCTGTAGATTTCAATGTAGCACTGGCCGCTACAGCACCTAAATGGGCCACACCTCCGTCATTAGTATCTGATACGAAATAATCTACTACTGTTCCGTCTGTACTTGTAAGAGTAATTTTCTGACCAGCGGTTAAACCGTGTGCAGAACCATGAGCGGCAGCAGTGAGTATAGCAGTAGCATTTGTTGAATTAGCATTTCTAATAGTTCTAACTGGGCAACCATATGAACGAGTCATTCTTCTACCATCACTGTATCTTGTTTGGAATTCAGGTTTATCCATACCTAGCATACCAGTAAAGTTAGTTTGTCTTTCCATCACTCCAACATAAGTAACAGGTAATGTAGCAGACCCTATAGATGAGTCATTTCCAACATAAGTTAAGGAGCCAAATGGATACTCCACTAACGGACCTTGTCTATTTTCAACTGTAAGAGGAACTGCGCTTCCTGTATCCAATGTATCTTCCATCCACGCTCTTAATCCATAGAATCCCCATTGTGGTCTATTCCATGGTTGTCTTAAACCAAATCTATAACCGAAAGTTTGTGGTCTATATCCACCGACAGTAGAACCTGATGCTGCGGGAGGATTTGCATTTGGATTAAATGTAGATGCTAATCCTGAACTCACACTATAACTACCATCATCATCAGCATCTAACCAGTAAATCGATGTTCCTGCTGGATAATAACCAGCCATATTCCAACCTGCGGCAGCCATAGCATATCCGTCTAGGTTACTATTTAGTGGTCCACCTCTACTACCACAAGGCCAATAATTAGATAGCATTATAGTTGCGCTTCCTTGAGATTGAATACCATTTAGGGCATGGATTTCTGCTCCTGTGCCTACACTACCATCTGCTCCAACATATATTGTGCTACCAGTAGCGGGCTCGAATCCTTTACCTGTGTCTGCTATTGTTACATTTGCTGTAGCGACAGCCAAAACTTTACCTATTATTTTACCATCTGCGAACAAGAAATCATTAACGCTTACTTCACTACTTACATCACCAGCAAAAGTAAAAATTCTTTTTAGACCCCTAACGGTTAATGTAGCATTTCCTCCACCACCCGAAACTGTTAGGACTTCACCGTAAACATATCCCGAACCACCTGCATTTACAACAGCAGCACTCACAGCACCACTCGCTGTTATGTTAAATGTAGCACTGCTACCCGAACCAGTTGTACTCGCTATACCAGTGCCTGTACTATTACTATATCCACTACCACCAGCACTAATACGCACATCTGTTACTATACCGTTAGTTCCGTAACTTGACAATGTTTCAGAAATGGGCACAGGTGGTTTTGGTGTCTTGATATCCATGTTGAAAGGACCATGACTGATAGAAGAATTAACACCGTGATAATGTATTGTTTCGAAATGTTCAGGAATAGAATTGTACGCTGCTTCATCAACCGCTCTATCTGAGTGTAAGTTACTACCGTTGATAGGGAATGTTCTACTTGAGTCTGAATAGAAAGTGTAAGGTCTTCCTAAATTAGGACTCCAAGCGCAGATAAAAGCATCAGGTGTATGCAAACTGTTTGTGTCACGAGTACCAGCCAATAGTTGAGGTAGATTTCTTGTCAAAACACTTCGCTTAGG